GTGTTGATGCTTTGACCACACCAATTATACCCTTCTTGTTTAACTCTCAAGGAATGGTCCAGAATAAAAGATTTCAACTCAAAACAATACTCATAGCTCCTGTGCTGTATCAGCCTAGGAGCCTTTAAGTGCAATTTCATCATTGGCACTTTTTCAAACTTGATGAATGCTTTTACTCTGGTCTCTTTCTTACCACAGACTATTCTATCTTTCCTAATATTATAATAGGCCGCCTTATATCTTTTAACGAGCTTAGCTCTTGTATTCTCCAAAACCTCGTTAGCGGGGAGTTTTTGGAGCATCGTCTTCTCAAGGACTTCTTTTCCCATCTGATCATAGACTCTCTCTAGTTCGACAGCTAGAGGTCCGGTTGGATCAAACCCTTCCATGTCAGGTAACCCGTGACGCATTAGTAATGCTGTGTTCTCATTACAAGCACACTGGTTATAATAACCGTGTGGTTCTGTGATAAAGGAGTGATCCAAGTGTTGCAAATACTCCTTTACCTTATGTTTCCCTACTGAGCCTGTAGTCAAGCGGACACCACCATTTGTTGCGTCAAGCAATGGCGTTTGTTGGCAATGTGCCCGCTTTCTCAGTAGGGTGGCCTATAGACCGGCTCCAACACTACCCGGCCAAGCAACAGCGGAAATGAAAGGTCTTTTGACAACCCTCTTCAATTTTGAACCAATTCCGTTCAAAATGAAGGACTCTCCTAAGTCACCGGCTAGTGTTTCATTTAGATGTTTCATTCCATCCAATACATCCCTTCGCTTAATCGTCTGACGGAATTCTAGCTCTTCCTCTGTTACGAGGAAAGCTGTAGTAACCGCACTGGACAATTCCTGATAATGTCTTGGATCCTCTAGGCTCCTACCGTTCTTCTGGAGCCACTGTATGGCCCACATTACTAGCGTTTCCAGTGAATGTGGGTCTCTTTTCTTAAGAAACATCTTACAACGAAGGAAGGTGGTCATTCCTTCGGGAGCTGAAAACCTCTTGGTTTTCTTCACGAGCTTGTTTACCTTTGCTCGCACTGGGAATTTATAGGTTCCCATCTTGGCCAGATCCTGGTCACACTGGACTTCACACGTCTGAGTCTGGGTTTGTGCCGATACATCGACTTTCTTTTCACCCAAATTCGCTTTCTTGAAATCCTGCATGGCTTTTGGAATGACAGTATCTAAGGATCTATATTTCTTTAGTTTCCCCTTGCCCAACCTCTCGATAGGTCTTGGGTTTTCGGATAACTTCTTATGCTTATACTGCTCTATCCAATCGCCTTCTTCCCAGGCCTTAAAGGCTTCATCTTGCAAATTCCAGAATTCGTTATTATGTTCCAGATCTTCCACCTTTTGCAAGACGGCATCGATAGTGTCAACATGTTTTTCCATGTTGAATTGTTCCCCTGTTTTGAAG